CGCAGATTAGCGCGTGTACGAGTTATTTGCCATGAGTAGGGGCGGAGCCGAGAAACACCCGGACACGTTGGTTAACAAGCGGGGCGGGCGTTACAAGGCGCTGCGTATCGTGGAGAACGTGGATCGACTGATGCCGGCGGCACCGGCCGATTTGCACCCGAAGGCGGAACGGGCATGGGTGACGCTGTGGGCATCGAACCTCGCTGGGGCGTTCAAAGAAACCGATCTTGCCGGGATCGAGCGATGGGCCTGGTATAAGAGCGAGTGGCACAAAGCAACCGAGATACCGAGCAACCGCCGGTACGTCATATCGTTGGAGAAGGCAATGCGGGAGCTGGAGAAGTCCTATGGACTGGATCCGCAGTCGCGACTCCGGTTGGGCCTTACTCTCATTGACGAGGCTAAGGCGGTGCAGGGGCTGAAGGCGCCGACGAAACCACGGGAGATGAGCGGGTGAACTGCCCGAACTGCCACCGAGACACGTTCCTCCGGAAGTGGGCTACCTGCACGGCCTGTGGATACCGCCATCTGGGAAAAACCGTAACGGAAACCGTAACGCACAAGGGCGGACGCGGTAAACAAGTCTACGGTAGTGCTGCCGCGAAGCAGCGCGCCTATCGGGAGCGCACGAAAGTCAGATGACTGTCGCGGTAGCGCCTCGCCGGTTAACTCTCGGTGGGGAGGTTGCCGCATGGATCGAAGAATACTGCGTCTTCCCTTCCGGACCGATGATCGGTCTGCCGTTTGTGCTGATGCCGTGGCAACGGAAGTGGATAGAAGAACTCTATGAGTGCGATGAGGACGGGAACCTTCGCTATACCAGCTCCTTACTAGGTGTACCAAAGGGATCCGGAAAAAGCACCCTCATTGCTGCGCTGGCGCTGTATCACCTTCTTGGGGATTCCGACGAACCCGACCCGTGGGTGACGTGCGCGGCCGCTTCCGACCGTCAAGCAGACATCGTATTCAACGCTGCCAAGACAATGTGCGAACACTCGCCACGCCTGAAAGAGGCGACTATCCGGTATCGCTGGACGATTCAACCGAAGGGTGCGCCAGGGAAGCTGGAGCGAGTCGCGGCGAGCGCGGGCAGGCTGGACGGCAAGCTAATTTCGATGCTGATCGTAGACGAACTGCACGAGTGGACGCTGGAGAACTGGACCGTGCTCGTGAATGGGACGAAGAAGCGCCGCCGGCGGCAGATCGTGCAGATTACGACGGCGGGCTTCGATAAGGAGTCCGTCTGCTATCGCGAGTATGACAAGGGACTGAAGGTCCAGGCGGGCCTCAGCGCCATTGAAAATTATCTCTTCCGGTGGTTTGGCGCTCCTGAGGGCGCAGATCACCGTGACCCTAAAGTGTGGGAAGCCGCGAATCCGTCGTTCGGCAGTCTTATGACGGAGGACCAGTTAGCTGATGCCTGCGCCAACATTCCCGAGTCGCAGTTCAGGCGCTATTTCCTCAATCAATGGGTGGAGGCCGAAGAGCTGTGGCTGCCGGCGGGCGCATGGGAAGCCTGCAAGGTGGCACCGTTCGAGCTAGAAGTGGGCCTATCAACATACATCGGTTGGGACGCCAGTTCTAAGTGGGACTCAACGGCAGTGGTGGTGGCGCAGTGGCGCGAGGACCGCCTATACGTCAAGGCAAAAATATGGGAACGTCCCTTGGATCCGAACGGCGCTCCTGTTGAGGAGTGGACGATTCCCGTTGCGGAAGTTCTGGCTTACGTGCGGGACACCTGGCGGACGTACAAGGCCAAAGAGATCATCTTCGATCCGCAGTTCATCACCTGGAACGCGCAAGATTTGGTATCTGAAGGCGCACCGATGATCGAGTTCATCCAGAGCGATACAAGGATGGTTCCCGCGACTCAAGTCACTTACGACGCCATCATGAACAAGACGATAGCCCACGATGGCGACCCCGTTCTAGCGCGGCACATGCGTTCAGCAATGGCGGTGCAGACCTCACGAGGCGGACAGCGGATCACAAAGGGCAAGCACAGGCGGATTCACAACATGATTGACGGTGCCGTGGCATTGTCATTTGTGGGAGATCGCGCGATGCGAAACCGGACGCCGCCGTCCGTCTACGAATCGCGGGGAGTGCTGACGGCATGACGACTGATTACCTCGCGCTTCAGGCCGCTGGTCGGGTAAAGACAACCCGATTCCTCAAGCGAATCAGGTCAGTCGAAAAGCGCGATTTGGTCTTCCCGCCTGAATTGTCCGCGTATATGGCCCGGTCGCAGCTTTCGGGTACGGGCGTCACCGTTAATTCTGAGACGGCGCTAAGGTTCATGGCTGTTTATGCCTGCATCCGGGTGATTGCCGAGGATGTTGCGTCGCTACCGCTGCACCTCTACCGGCGCCTCCAGCCAAGAGGCAAGGAGCGAGCCACATCGCACCCGCTATACGACGTGCTGCATACGAGGGTAAATGAGGAACAGACGTCGTTCCAGTGGCGTGAGACGATGCAGACGCATGTCTTGCTCAGCGGCAATGCCTATGCCCTGCCGACGATGTTCAATGGGCGGGTCGTGGAGCTTTGGCCGATCATGCCGAATAGGGTCTCAGTACGGCGCAATACTCAGACAAACGAACTGGAATACATCGTCTCGCCCGGCGGGACTAATGAGCGGAAGGTTTTGTCTCCGCTGGGGACAACGGGGAATGGGATGCGGGAGATATTCCACCTTCCAGGTCTATCACTGGACGGCGTGACGGGCATCTCACCGATTCGCTATGGCCGCGACGCTATCGGCCTCGGGCTTGCTTCGCAGGAGTTCGCGTCGGGATTCTTTTCCCGTGGCGCTCGACCATCTGCCATCCTGGAATATCCCGGACAGCTCTCATCAGAGGCTCACAATCGATTAAAGGCGAGCTTCGAGGAAGCCTACAGCGGGCTGAGTAACTCCGGAAGAGTCGCTCTGATCGAGGAGGGGATGAAGCTCAACACCTCTTACCAGATGCCACTAGAGGACGCGCAGTTCATCGAAAACCGCAAGATGTCAATCGAGGAAATCGCGCGCCTTTTCCGGGTTCAGCCGCACAAAATCGGCCACCACGAGCACTCTACCTTCTCGAATATCGAGCATTTGGGCATAGATCATGTCGTTTCGACCATCAGACCGTGGTTGGTGAGGTGGGAACAGGCCATCGGAACGAAGATTATCCCGGAAGAGGAACAGACGCGATTTTTCGTAGAGTTTCTCGTAGATGGCCTTCTGAGGGGCGATTCAGAGGGCCGGAGCAAGCTCTATCAGGCTCTTTGGAATATGGGAGCGATGTCTCCTAACGATATTCGTGAAAAAGAGGGCATGAACCCCATCGACGGTGGCGACACCTATTACGTGCCGCTTAACTTTGTCGATGCGAACGCACCAAAACCGGAGCCGACACCGCTAATCACGCCGGCGGGACCAAACGGAAAGAAACCAGTCGGTGCCGCTGCCTAAACCTCGCAAGGATGAAGACCAGAACGAGTTCATGGAACGGTGTATGAGCGCCATAAAAGGCGAATTTCCTGACCAAAAACAGCGCGTGGCGGTTTGTATGAACCAATGGCGCAAGGAGAAAGAAGGTAAGGCAATGGCAATCGCGATTGAGCGACGGGCGTTCCCGATCGAGTTCCGGGTCGAAGGCGACGAGCAGCCAAAAATCAGGGGCTATGCGGCCGTTTTCAACAAAATGAGCGACGTGCTGGGCGGCTTTCGCGAAAAAATAGCCCCCGGAGCGTTCAAAAAGACGCTCAAGGAGGCGGACGTGAGGGCCCTTTTCAACCACGATCCCAACTTTGTTCTGGGTCGCACTTCCAGTGGAACGCTCGCACTTCGAGAGGACGATAAGGGCCTCTTTATGGAAATCGACCCTCCAGACACGGCGCCGGCGCGCGATTTAATGACTCTGATCGAGCGCGGAGACGTTGATCAGGCCAGTTTCGCCTTCCGTGTGGTCAAGGATACGTGGGAACACGAGGAGAGTCAGACGCCGACGCGAACGCTGAATGAAGTGGTCCTCTACGACGTTTCGCCGGTCACATACCCCGCTTACCCGCAGACGAGCGTCGATGTGCGCTCGCTTTTGGTGCTGAATACGACAGATTCCAACGAAATCCGGGAACTTCTGGACGTTCTCAACCGTTCCGAGCCGGGCGACCACTCAGAGGAGCCGGCCGAAAGCCACTCTGACGAGCCGGATGCAGCCCACTCAGAGGAGGAGAGCGTCAAGGTGCGAGAGTTCAATGTGCTCTTGCAGGAATGGCGGCTGGAGGTCGAAGCCGGCCGCTGAAAACAAGCCAATTTCAGGGTAAGCCCGCTAATACGGCGGGTTTTTTCTTGCCCAAGAAGGAGTGAAATGGGACGAAGAATAGCAGTTGACGTTGACGCTCTCAAGCGGGAGCGCCAGCGCAAGATGGACGAAGCGGCGGATCTGCTCACCACCGCCAACGAAGACAACCAGCGGGCCTTCACGCCCGATGAGCAGAAGAACTACGACGACCTGATGCGGGAAGCGAAGGACTTCCGACGCCAGATTCAGGCTGAGGAAGAGATGCGGCTTGAAGAAGGTGCGACGGATTCCCGTGGTCAGCCCATCGTTAAGCCGAATCCCGGCGACGCGCCGACCTATATCGGGATGACCAAGGAGGACAAGAATCGTTACAGCATCCGGCGTGGCATGGCGGCGCTCGCGGGACTCATCTCCACCAAGGAAGCATCCCTTGAGTTAGAGGTCAGCGAGGCCGTGGCCAAGCGCTCCGGCAAGAGCCTCTCAGACCGTAGTCTGCATATCCCGTTTGAGGTCATGGCAGGCGACATGGAGCGCCGTGACCTCTCAGTCACCACAGAAGGCGCGGACATCGTTCAGGTTGAGCACGGTGGGGTTATCGAGCTCCTCCGCAATAAGATGGTGACGCGTGCGGCTGGCGTGAGGTTTATCACCGGACTTCGCGGCGACCTTCTCCTGCCGAAGCACACGGCGGCGACCACAAATACGACATGGGTGGCTGAGGGTATTGCGCCGACAGAGGGCATTGGCACATTCGGCCAGGTGAAGTTCCAGCCGAGCCAGCTTGCCTGCTACACGGACATTACCCGGCAGACGCTGCTTCAAACATCGTTCGACGTTGAACAGTTCATCCGGGGCGACCTTGCCGCTAACCTCGCCGTCGAGATTGACCGCACCGTCCTTCACGGTTCAGGCGCTGGCACAGAGCCGGCGGGCATCTTCAACACCTCCAACATCGGTGACGCCTCAATTGGAACCAGCGGCGGCGCGCCGACGTGGGCGAAAATCGTTGAACTGGAGACGGATGTTTCTGTGGCGAACGCCGATCAGGGGTCGCTGGCCTACATCACCAACGCGAAGGTCCGGGGCGTGCTCAAGACGACAGAGCGAACAACGGCGTCAACGGGTCTATTCATCTGGCAGGACCCGTCGAACCTCGCGCCGGCGACACCGGCCACACCGCTTAACGGCTACCGGGCTTTCGTAACCAATCAGGTGCGTTCCGACTTCACGAAGGGCTCGGGCTCGTCGCTTAGCTCCATCTTCTTTGGCAACTGGGAAGAGGGAATTGTGGCATTCTGGGCCGATCTGGAGATTGTTGTCGATCCATACACGCAGGCTAACGCGGGCGTCGTGCGTATGGTGGCGCTTGCCTTCGCAGACTTCCAGGTCAGACACCCTGAATCCTTCTCGGTGACAAAGGACGCTGGCCCAATTGCGTAGGACAACTGAATAGCGAGTGCCTTCTCGGAGGGTGGGCTACGGTTCACCCTCCCCTTTTTAAGGACTAAAGATGATTGAAGCACCAATCTGGCAGCCCGTAGGTTCGGAAAACACCGTTGAGGCGTTCCACCGTCTCTACTTCGATAAGGGCAGGTGGGCTATCCAGTGGAAGGGTCACACCGTTCTTAAATGGCCTGGCGATCTCTTTACCTACGCTGAAATTCTGCATAAGAACCGCGTTGACGCGCTCATTGAGACCGGCACGGCCTACGGCGGGAGCGCCCTATTCTTCGCGGATGTCATGGACACGCTAGGGCGCGGTTGCGTGATAACGATAGACAGAGAGGTAGCCTGTCAGACCCGCCCGCAGCACTCCCGCATCATTTATCTAGAGGGCGACAGTATTGCAATGGCGGCAGAGGTAAAGGCCGAGATACCCAAGGAGTGGCGCGTTATGGTGTCGCTCGACTCGGACCACAAGAAGGATCATGTCGTGCGAGAAATCAACGCTTACAAGGACCTGGTGACGCCGGGGCAATACCTCGTGGTTGAGGACACGGACCTTAACGGGCATCCCGTTTATCCCACGCATGGGCCGGGGCCGTACGAGGCCGTACAGGAGTTTGACGACCCCGCTTTCAAGATAGATTCGCAAATGGCGACACGGCACATGTTTTCCATGCACACCTGGCTACGCAAGGAGGAGTAATGATCGGGATTTTCCGCCGTGGTGACGAAGAGGCACCGAATAAGCTGGCTGTCGGTATCTGCACACTTGGAGTCATGCGGATTGAAACCCTCGTGATGCTGATGAGCACAGGAATGCCGCTTGGTCAGGCGCAGGCCTTCATCATCGTAGTGGGAAAAAATGTCCAGGACGCTCGCAACACCGCCTGGAACGTGGCCGAAGGGCAGGGCTGGGAATACTTCATGTTCTGGGACGATGATGTTGTGCCGCTCAAGTTCGGCGCCGTGGAGACGCTGGTGGAGACGATGGACCAGAACCCGGAGATTGACATACTCGGCGGCGTCTATCCGGCTAGGCAGGGCATCCCTAGCCCGATTGTTCTCAAGGAACGAAACGGCAATCCCTGGTGGGGCTGGGAGGACGGCGGGATACACAAGGTCTGGATGACGGGCACGGGCTTCACGATCTACCGGATGTCGAGCGTCAAGAAGCTAAAGACTCCAACGAAGAGACTCCAGACCACAAAGGGGCCGTGGGACATCCGCGAGTATTTCCGGCTCCAGGATGGGACGGACGATTACGTACTTGCAGAGGATGCCGCAAAAGCGGGCTTGTCCTGGTATGTACACGGTGGGATAGTGGCTGACCAGATCGAGACGACAGGCCAACGCTTCGAGATCAAGAACGCAAGACAGCGAATAGGAGGAAAAAATGGCAATAGTGAAAGTACGGATACTCAGGGGAGTGACGATAGCGGACCCGCCGGTGTTCGAGCGGGGAACGGGCGACCCGCCGACGTTCGCATACGGCGACCTGGTGGAGGTAGAACGCGCTCTGGCGCAGGAGCTGGTGGGAAGCGGTAGGGCTGAATACGTCAGCGGTGATCCCCTGGTCGAGCCGACCCCATATGAAGAAGAAGAGAAGAAGAGAGAGCCGGAAGTAGAGGCGGCAGCAGTCCAGCCTCCTGAGACCGAGATGCGACAGCCAGCGCGGAGAAGGCGGGGCTAGTTGGCGGCAGGCGACTCCTACGCCACGGCGGGCGACTACGGAAGCCACGTCGATAAGACGGCCACAGACGACGACGTTGACTTGGCCTTCCAGCTCAACGCGGTCTCGCGGTTCATCGACCGGAGAGTGCGGCGCCGGGATGGGTTCAACAAGACGGCGGCAGCGGAGGCGCGAATCTACGACGGCAACGGCAAATCACTGCTCTGGCTTCCCGATGACATCGCAACCGTCACGGGGCTTATCGTGAAGACGGATCTGAACGGTGACTACGACTACGTCGACGCCAATGAGACGCTCACCATCAACACGCATTTCTGGCCGGGGCCGTACAACGCCGACAAGGGCTCGGAGCCGAAGCCTTACGAATGGCTGGAGCTTAGGCCAGACAACTCCGTGGTGACATCGTGGCCCCTCCAGCGACGGGCCCTCGAGGTGACGGCGGTGTTTGGCTGGCCGGAGGTGCCAACGGCGATCAAGGAACTCACCATTGCGCTCACCCGGTATCTGCGGGACATTCAGGAATCGGGGATGACGTTCGCGCTCAACGCTATTGATACGGCGGTGAGTGAGTCGCGGCAGATGTCCTTCTTCCTGCGAGATATCGAAAAGATGTACGCGAGGCCACCGAGCTTTTGAGTTGGGCAGGGGCGAAGGCGGCAATAGTGGACGCTCTGGATGGGTTAAGCATCACGTCTCCAACGAACCTTGCGGTGAAGCGGGTCTACGAGAACCCACCGGGGACGATTCAGGACTGGCCGGCATTCATCATCTATCCGCCGTCAATGGATGCGACCGTGGGGCCTGGGAGCCGCTGGCGGGATTACCGAGTGCGTTTACTGATGATTATCAGCGATCAGGATATGAGCCAGGCGGCGGCAATCGCGGACGCTTTCCGAGAAGTGTTGATCCCAGCCTTCGATGCCAAGGTGTCGCTCTCCGGAAACGCCACGCAGTGCTACATCGTGGGATGTGAGACGGTGGGGTACTTCGGCATTGGCGAGAAGGTGCTGATCGGATTCAATTCATCCCTGCGCGTCGAGGTCAAAGAAACGGTTGCATTCTCATAGGAGGAAACATGGTCAAGCTGAAGTATATCGGTAAGCCGGAACAGGGGTTTATCCCCGGCGTACCCGCATCTGATCACGAGGTAGAGACGGAAAAAGAGGCCAAAGAACTCGTGGCGTCGGGCCTCTATCAGATCGACAAGAGCAAGGACAAAGAAGACTAGCTAAAGGCAGAGCAAGCGAGAGCCGCCCAAACGGGCGGCTTTTTTGTTGCCCGCAAGGAGGTAGACCGTGGCGTCAAGTTTGAAAATCCTGGAGACAATCCAGGTAGGCAAAGAGACCGTCAAGGGCACTGGTGTCGCCGCGACGCGCCGCGTCATTGGCGACGGCCGTTACCAGCGCATCCAGGACGTCTACGAGTTCCTCGATCAGAACTCGGGCGTCTTCGCGCGCGTGCCTCGGCAGGGCGTCGTCACGCGTCATGCCTCGCAGATTGAGGTGCGCGGGCCGCTGGACTTCCAGCAAATCCTTCTGCCTCTCCTCTCGGGCATGAAGGGTGGCGTTACAGGCACTGGCGCGGGCGCGGACAAGCTGTGGACATTCGATCCTTCAACGGCTACGCCTCCGGCTCTCGACGCGTACACGGTCGAATACACGGAGCGCTCCCCCAACGACAATGCCGAGATGGAATTTACCTACGGCATCACCGAAGAGCTAGAGATCACGTCCTCCACCGATGCGATGTCTGAAATGCGGTTCCGGATGTTCGGGCGGGCATCGGCTGACTCCACGATGACGGCGGCGCTCACCGTTCCCACCCTGGAACTCGCAGCGCCTGTCCGGTGGGGCTGCTTCGTGGATGCCACCTTTGCGGGCATCGGCGTCACGCAGATTCTCGCTCAGGTGTACGGCTTCCGCTGGACCTACAAAAACGCCGTTCATCCCGGCTTCTACCTCGACAACCGCACAACGCTGGACTTCGGAACAGAGGAGTACGGCCGGCCAGAGTGCGAGCTCGAGCTCGACGTGGTTCACGATCCAGCCACCGCCGCATTGGTGCAGACGCAGGAAGCATTCAAGACCGCGCAGACGCTGCAATTTATCGAGATGCGGCTGACGGGCGCCGTGCTGGGGTCCACCTTCTACCTCGTCAAGCTTCAGGGTGCCTACTACCACATGGCGGATTCGATGCAGGAAAGAGGTAACGACCGGGACGGCAACCAGACGGTAAGGATGCACTTCGGCTCGGCTTACGACAGCGTATCGGCCTCGCACGTAAAGGCGATCATCACGAACAACCTCGCGACATTCCCATAGCTAGACTGAGCCCAAAAACCGAAACCCGAATTAGCTTAGTGCCGGGAAAAACCGAGGCGTTTTCAAAACCAGTTTGGCTAAACGGACGAAAGTCTTTGCCTCAATTTGTACGTGAAAAAGGGCAGTTTGTCTCCAAGGGCCAAATACTCAGGTTCCTAAAATCACCATGCGGCTTATTCTAGTGCGGCTCCTTCGGCGAGTGGTCGAGTATTCGGCCTTTTTGATGAAACCAGTTTGCGATCTCTTGAGTGTTTGGGACTGGTATTGGCACGGGCCGACCTACATTTCGGGCCATGACTACCGGGTGACGGAGGGCTTTGACGACTTGCGGGGTATCGGGACGCTGCGCTGTCGGCGGTGCGGTGTGCTAAGTGAGGGGCGTTAGTGGCGGACGTGCTGCGAGGCGGTAGCTGGCGATGAGAACAAGGGCGACTCCACTGATAACGGTAAGAATAAGTCCAGCACCGGGGGAGACACTGACGGAGCTACTGTGTTCCTCAATGCTGATCCAGTCATAAACCCCAACGGCGGTGATGACGATGCCGCCGATGGTAACGGCGATGCGCATAGCGCGCTCAGTGGTGCGGCCATAGATGGACGTGAGGATGACGACTGCGACCGCGAGAGCGGCGACGAGCGTTACTACACCATCGCCCTCGATGCCATCTCTAGAGACGGTGAAGGGGCCGGCGGAGAGCTTGGCCCAGGGAAGGAAGGCGGCGGCGGCGGCGATCCCAGCCGCAGCAGTGAGGACGATATCGACAGGGTGCCAAGTCGCTTTCACGGCGCAGATAGTATAGGAGGCTTTATGTCTGATCGCAAGATGCCGATCAAGACAGTGGATATCGACTTCACGGAGGATGGCTATCCCGGCTTTACATGCAAGCGCCGTCTAAATTTGTCATTTGGCTTAATTCGTCGCTCACAAGAGCCGGAAGACGAAACAGAATCTCGCCGGGTGTTGCTTGAGATTTTTCCCGAATGGGATTTCGTTGACGAGAAAGGTAAGCCCATTCCTCATACAGTGGAGGGCTTTGACTTGATACCACAAGAACTCGCACTTGCGATGGTGCGGAGAGGCGGGCAGGCTGCACGGGAGGCGGCCATGCCTGCAAATTTAGACGGGAACTCCTCCGAGCCAGTCGAGATGGCGTTGACCTGAGACAGTGGCCGCATTATCCGAACTGGGCTGCTCGTGTTGTGGGGAGTCATTACAACCGCCCTCCTTGGGAATTGGAAGGAGTGGAAGAGCTGGAGCTCTATCGAGAGGCAGAGTTGATTGACATTCAGCGCGAATTAACTGATCGCAATCGGCCTGGTCTTTACGTACCTGGTGAATTCAAACCGCGCGCTAATTCACTCTTTAGTCAGCCAGTGGATAACTAGATGGCAGCAACACTAGAGATCGTAATCGCTGGCCGCGATCAGTTCAGCGGCACGGTTGGGAAGGCGACGATGAGCTTCTCCAATCTCGCAAAGGCTGGCTTAGCGGCGGGGATTGGCTTTAACTCCGTTGAGGGCGCGATGCAGGCGACTAAGCGGGTGTTGACCGCGAGCATTGGTGCGGCGCTGGCCTATGAAGGCCAGATGGCGAAGATTAGGGCGTTGACGGGTGCGACGAAGCAAGACACGATACTGCTAAATAAGGCGATCTTCGCCATGACGAAGGAGATGCCGAAATCTCCGGCGGAGCTCGGGGCAGGCGCCTACTATGTGCTGTCGTCCGGCATCACGGATGCGGGCGATGCGGCTAACGTTCTCCGGATCGCAGCCAGAGCGTCAACCGTCGGGTTGGGCGAGACCTCAGTTGTAGCCGACGCGCTGACAACAGTGCTCAACGCCTACGGCAAGGAAGCGGGGGAGGCAGGACAGGTAACGGACGTATTGATTCAGGCTGTCAAGGATGGCAAGGCGGAGGCCGAAGGATTCTCTAGCGTTTTGGGCCGAGTGGTGCCTGTAGCTGCACAGATGGGCGTCTCCTTCGAGGAAGTCGCCGCGAACCTCGCAACGTTCACCCGATTGGGCGTAGGCGCGGATCAAGCGGCAACCGGCTTACGAGGTGTGATGGTTGCGTTGCTGAAGCCAACGGAAGAGGGCAAGGAGTTGCTCGCTCAGTATGGCATGTCAATGGACGAAATCCGTAAGTCTGTTCGTGAACGAGGATTGGCGGCCACTCTGCAAGACCTAATGAAAAAGTTCGGCGGCAACGAAGAGGCGCTGTCGAAGCTGTTCCCTGAGGTAAGAGGGCTCACGGATGTCCTCGCGACGGCGGGCAGTCAGGGTGAAGCGTACACCGAGATTCTGGGGAACATGGATACCGCGACAGGCAACCTTGACCGGGGCTTCAAGGAGGTCTCGGACACGACGCAGTTCAAACTCAATAAGGCGATGAATGATCTCAACGTTCAGTTGCAATTGCTTGGGGAAGAGACCCTTCCTGCGATCCCGCCAGCCATCGCTGGTGCGCGTATCGCAATCGAGGAGTTCACCCTCATCCCTCGACTGGGCGTGACTCATGTTAAGAACTTTGGCGACGCGCTGGATGTCTGGGGTTCGGATGCCAAAGAGGCGGGCGTGGGTCTCCAGGAGCTTCAGTCCATCACCGCCGACATGATCGGGACCGGGAATGATCTGGCAGGGGTTGTCGGCACTCTGGGGCCTCCGGTGGACGAGGTCGCGGGGGCGGTTGACGATCTAGGTAAAACGGCAGCGGTGGCTGACGAGAAGGTGTCTGACCTCTTTAAGGACTTCCAGAAGGGTGTACGCGACACGGTGACAGACATGCTCCCTCTAACAGAGGAGTTTTCGACGCTCGCCGATAGCACGGCGGCGGCGGCTGATGAACAGCAGGCGTGGAATGACCGCCTGGGGGACCTCGGAGATTCTTTGGCTGATGCTGAGAAGGAACACGCAGACGCAACTCAGGCATGGAGTGATGATCTCACAGAGATGGGGCGAGACCTGGCTAAGTTGGAAACAGACTTATCTAATGCAACTGACCCTGAAGATGTAGAGCGCCTGACTGAAAGAATACATGACCTTCATCGCAAGATGGACGAAGGCAATCCGAGTATTGATCGCATAACAGAGAAAATGGGGGATCTCCGTAATGAGATGGGGAAGGCCCCGAACATTACGCCAATAATCAGCGGCTTTGACGCTTGGCGCGAGCGTGTTGGGTTACTGGCCGAGGACTACTCGGCCATGAAAGACAACATGCAGACCATCATGGACGCCCTGGTCAGTCAGCACGTCGTTGGCGTCGCAGACATCATGGCGGTGATTCGGGAGCAGGGGCCGACGTACGCGGCTAACTTCGCTCAGTGGTTCAGGGACGACCCGATCGCGGCGGCTACAACGGTCAAAGAGATCATGCCGGGCATCATGGGGGAAGCGGCACAGAAGGCGATCGCCAACGTCCTGGCGGAAATCTCGAAGTTCAACGAGGCGTGGCAGCGTGACGTGAGAGATGCACTGACTAGCCTGCCCGAGGAAAAAAGGGTAGCGATCACTTCAAATATTGATCCGCAGTTCTGGTTGCTCTCGGCGCAGCTGGCAAAAATGGAGCCGGGCCTAAACATTCCGTTGACGCTTGAGCAACTGATGCAGGCCGGTCAGTTTGCGGGTGCTCAACATGGAGCATTCATTCCGCCGGGCGTCGTCATGCCGATGATGCTACACGGGGGGGCGCATGGGGAGGCGGTCGTGCCGCTCGCCGGTAATGGGAATGGTGGAATGATTGGCGGCGGTGTCATGGTGAACCTCAGTATCGGCACGCTCGGGGCGGGGGTCACACGGGAGCACGTCACGGAGTTGCGGGAGATGCTCGAGGACGAGATGCGCAACGCCAGGCGGCGGGGCCTCTAGGTGCCGAGTGTCAGCAACCTCATCGATTGGGAGCTGATGGCGGATCTAACCGACGATGGAGTCTACGACGCGGACTTCACGCCTTACCTGAGAGGCATCGACTACGGGTTCGGGCGGGAGGACGCGCTGGCGGCGTTCGGCACGCGGCAACTAAAGGCGACGTTGGGGAACAATGACTCGCGCTTTAGCCCGAAGAACGACACCGGCCCCTACTTCCCGGACCTGAAGCGCGGACGCAGGGTCAGGCTGCGGGCAAGCATGGCCGTGACGTTCCCCAACACGACGAACCTAGTCGAGAACCCAAGCGCGGAGACGAACGCCACGGGGTGGGTAGCGGTGACTGGCGCGACAGTCGTGCGCGACACAACGAAGGCGTATTACGGGCGCGCCTCAGTAAAGGTGACGACGGCAAACTCAGTAAGTTCAGGGACGCGGTTGCAGAAAATCGACGGCACGCGGTTTGCCGTGACGGCAGGGTTGGACTACGTCTTTGCACCGCGCGTTGCTGCACCTGCCGGTAAGGCCTTGCGCTTGAGTCTCGCATGGTACAACGCAGCGGCAGGCGTAATTAGTCAGATCGACGGTGACTTCACTGGAATAAATGTCGATACGTGGCAATGGCCTTTCCTGACGGGGTTGGCGCCTGTTGGGGCGGTGACGGCATTCCTCTATGTTTATACCCAGTCGGCGATCGGCGTCTTTGATTTCTATGTGGAGGGATTCTTCTACGCAGGGTCCGCTCGTCGTCCCTACGTGGATGGCGATCAGCCGGGCTGTACCTGGGCGGGGACGGCGCACGCCAGTCAGTCAACACGGCTACTTTCGGCGCAGCAGGACATAGAGCAATTCACGGGGCGCATTCGCGGCTTCTCCCTTGATCGCCAGAGACTCCAGGGCGAGATGGTGATGGACTGCACGGCGGGGCAGGAGACGTACCTCCGGAAGCGCATCTCCTGCGGGCCATTCACGCGCAAGAGGGCGAACCTGATCGCGCAGCGGCTGGCCGACCTGATGGAGGAGGGGGAGATCATCAAGGACGGCGCGGAGCGGGTGAAGCCGGTGAGCAACGCGGAGAGCGAGACCTACGTGCAAGTCGGCGCGACAACGCCGGCGCGTAACGCTTCGGGTAAAAGCGATCCAGCGGACTACGGCGCGATGGAGGGTGACAACCTGATGACCCAGGGCAACGTCGCCGCCGGAGACGGCTGGAACATCGATGTCACTGCGCGCATAGCGAACAGCCTCAATCACACCGTAGCCTGCTTCTTCACCACGGATGAAGCGGGGAACAACGGCAAGCGGCTAACGCTACAGCTCTGGGGTGATAGCAGCGGCATCGTCGCTACTACAACTGTGACGCTGGTCACTAACGCTTGGGTCTACGCCTCAGCGGCTGGCATCTTCGGCGGCGGCAACACAGTCCGAGAGGTACGCGTAAGGGCGACGGACACGCTACAGGCGGACCTCATCATCGATTACGCCTGGGACTGCCTGCATCTGGTGAAGACCTCCAACCGGATCGCGCGGACGATTCGGGGGATGGATTACGACATCGAGTTCATGGCGAGCTTCCACCGCTCCGGCGCGGCGATCCTGAACGAATTCGCGAAGTCGGCTTGCGGCTGGTTCTACGAGGACGCCGCCGGTGGGCTCGTCTTCGAGCAGGCGTCCAGTGAGCGTTCGGCGACGGCGACGCCCAAGCTGAGGCTGTCGGACGGGCTCGACGGGGTGCCCTACGTGCTGGGCGATTACGACGAGGCGGCGGCGGACATCTACAAGAAGTTTCGGGTTGGTTCCTACGGGGACATCTCACCCTTATCTCTGACGGTGGCAAACCGGCGGCTGTGGAACCTTGAGCCCGCCAACCGCGTGCTCGGCGCCAACGAAGAGGTGACCTATTACGTGGACTACGTTGCGGAGCAGGGCGGGCAGATCATCGGGCGGTCGGAACCGCTGCCATCAACGACGGTTGTCTTGTCCGCTGGGGCTCTGGCCGCGAACTATCCCATCATCCGGCCCTACGGCATCGCGGCGGAGCTGGTGGTGAAGGCGGGCGGGGGCGGCGCCACGATCAAGGAATTGTGGATAGAAGGAAGGTTCCAGTACCGGAACACCAATGAACGCAGCTACGTCGAATACAACCCCGGCGGAAGCTCGCTCGAGGCGGATGCGCCGCTAGAGCTGGAGACGCCGGCGCAGGGATACAAAGAAGCGGCGATGACGACTTACGCGACGTGGGTCGGGGACAAGTATGTCAAAGGTCCGCCGAAGATTGATGCGGCGATTCAGGGCGGGCCGATCGGGACGGACGAGGACGGCATCCTAGGCTGGCAAAATACGTTCGAGATCATCGGGCGCCCGGAGCCGGGAACGCCGGTCTGGTTCAAGCACAAGACGGGACAGGCTGCGCTCTACGTGGACGGGCTGATGTACATCGAGTCGCGGAAGGTGTCGCAGCGCGCGGGTAAGGTGCCTCAGGTGGCGCTGGTGCTGGAGGAAGCATGAAGCGGCTCAGGATAGACCTGCATGCTGGGATTGGTTGGATAGACCATACGCAGCGCAAGGCGGGCTATTGGTTCTTCTGGAAGCATACTCCGTTCTATCCAATCATTAGGTTTCTGTGGTGGGTAACACATCGAGGTAATTCATGAGGCGCGCCCTACAGCTCGCCGACATCGAGCGGCTGCTCGGCGGTAAGTGCGGCGTTGACGGCGACTACTTCGCGCAACAGTTCCCGGACGGCGTTGACCTCGGGACGGCGGCGGGTAAGACAGTCGCGCGGCAAATGCACCAAGGCGGGCTGGCGGTCGAGTTCGGGTTGGCGATAGTGCTAGACGAACCATCGGAAAAACTGGCCTTCATCGCCGAGACGATACGTCTGCGTAAGGAACTCTTGGGCGCCACGACGCAAGAGGACGTGGCGGAAGTCGCGATGGAAGAAGGTGAGCGGCGGGAGGTTGCGCGGGGCATCCTGCTGGAGTTCGGCTCAGAGGGCCGTCACGGTCACGAGGTGACGCAGGCATACAACCGGACGCTGAAGGCGGGGCTGGCGCTTGGTGGGCCGGAAGGAATGACGCAGGCGAGTGAAAATATGTACGCGTGGGCAAAGGCGGCGGGCATTGTCTAGCATGGGCGGGCAGCGGCCGGACCTGATCCGCGAGGAGCTGCCTTGGCTGGCGCGGGAGGCGAAGCGCAGTGGTTGGGGGCGTGGTGTCGTGCCGCCGATCGCGGCGATGTTCCCGAGCGCAAAAGTGCACGCCACGGGGGCGCAGAGCGTCGCCTCGGATACCCCGGTGAAGATCACGATGAACGCAACGGACTGGGATAACGACGAGATGTTCGACAACACCAATGACCGACTGATCGCCAAGCACGCGGGGCTGCTTCTGGTCGTCGCTGGCCTTGCGTGGGCAGCGAACAGTGCAGGGGAACGCTATCTGTATGTGTACCAGAATGGCGCTGCTGTTGCGTCGCAGATCATCTTCCTGACGGCGTCGGCCGTCGCGCGCGCGACTATCTCGGTGCCTGTGAGTGTGGCACGTAATGACTACGTGGAGCTGTTCGGTTTCCACTCCGTCGGTGTGAACCTGAATACTGCAGTGGCGGACGGGCTGCCGTTTCTGTCGGCGACATGGATAGGAGTGCCGAGCTAATGGCGGGAAACTACGACATCACGATTGAACAAGGCGCGACGTTCACTCTTTCCATGACCTGGCGCGATTCGGCTGGCGCGTTAGTTGACCTTACGAATTACACGGCCCGAATGAAGGCAAAGGATGGTACCGGAGCGATAGTAATTTCGTTAACCCAGACAGACGGGATTGCGCTGGGTGGTGCAGCGGGAACGATTGTCATCACCCGATCAGCGACACTAACAGCGGGCTATACCTTTACGCGGGGAGCGTATGATTTGGAGCTTGTATCGGCCGCCGGCGTCGTTACGCGACTAATTGAGGGGCAAGTTATCGTGAAGCCGGAAGTCACCACATGACAGTTGAGATCATCGAACAATCCACGACAGTTACGGTGCTACCGGCACCTACCGTGCAGATCACCGAGACACCTATCAAGGTCGAAGTATCGCTTGACGGCAGTCTGACGATAACGCAACAGGTTACTGCCGTTACGGTTCAGGGTGGGCCTGTGGTGACGGTGCAGGAAACGCCGATAACCATCGAGCTTCGCGACCCCGCGACGGGGCCGCAGGGACCGCCGGGCGGAGGCGGTGGAGGCGGGCATACCATCGAGGAGAACGGAAGCCCGCTTACCGCTCGGACGAAGCTAAACGCCCGTAGCGGTCTCGTGGCGGCGGACGACGCTGGGGCGGACACGACGCACTTTGACGCTGATTACGGAGGCGTTCCGGGGGTGGTCGCGGCGGCGGGTAGCGGGGGCGCTTCGGTGCAACTTAGCCGGGCCGACCATGCCCACGCTCACGGCACGGGCTATCTTCCGGACGCGCATCATACACAGGCTCACGTACTCAATGGCGCCGACCACAGCGGCGGGGTCTCGCTCACGCAGCATGGCGCGCTATTGGGGCCAACTGACGCGCACCGCTGGGGGGACATCGACAAGGCGACCAGCGCGCTGGCGGACATCGCGACGCGGCCACACTCAGGGCTGACGGGCATCGGCGCCAATGACCATCACACCCAGGCGCATGGCATTAACGGCGCAGACCATTCAGGGGTTTTGGACGATGCCCAAGTACCGTCAGGGATAACCAGAGACTCTGAGCATGGCGGCTTTAGTCCCGCTGGGCATCACGCACAGGCGCACGCTATAGATAGCGCCGATCACACGGGAGTGCTTGTTGATGGCCAGATCCCTAGCGGCGTCACCCGCGATTCCGAGCACGGCGCCTTCTCGCCAGTCGGGCACCACCCGCGCGACTTCGAGGCGACGGTGGGGGCATCGGACGCGGACTACGCCGATCTGGCGGCGGCGATTGCGGCCGCCAAGAAGACCATCTTCGTGCGCAACGGCTCCTATGCGGGCTTCAGCGTGCTCTCGACGGACGTCACTACGGAGATCGCCTTCGAGTCCGACCAGGCGATCATCACCGGCGATATCACGGTGCGCCGGGCCTGCAAGCTAGAGGGCGGGAAGGTAGAGCCCGCCGGGGCGGAGATACAGGTGCGCATCGGCGCGGCGGGCGTCGAGTTCAACCAGATGCTCTTCAAGGCGGTCGGCGGCTTCGGCGTTCGCGTGCGGCCCTGGACTTCTAACGTTACGAATATGGACCCGTACGTTCACGACTGCGTGTGGGACGGCAACCCCGACGGCGTGCAAGCGTTTACCGACCTTCGCGACGCGACGAACCGGACAGACCTCCGCAAGCTGAGGCTCTGGCGCTGCGACTTCAAGAACATGAGCGCCGGCGCCGTGCCGGTAGTCGACATCTCGAACACGGCGGGAAACCTCGGCACGTCCGAGCCTGACCTTCGCGATCTGACGTTCAGAAACTCTGCCTCGAATGTTCCCCTGATCCGGATGCGCTCCGGCGGCGCTGACAAACCTGCCGTGATCATCAATCCCGCTACAGACAGAATGGACGGCGGCTTTATCTGGTGCGGCGGCTCGGTGTTCGTCTGCATCAATCCCCAGATGAAGATCACTACCAACCCAAGCGCGGGCTGCCACGCCGACGGCATTGCGACGCAGGCCTCTGATTCCATCATCGCTAACCCGACTTTCGGGATCGGCGCGCTCTCCACTGCCGGCACGACGATGTATGCCTTCGACACCGAGCTCGGCACCTACGTCGATAACTCGGCGCAGGCTGAGACCTACGCCGGCACGGCCTACCAGATCGTGCGGGACGGCACGCTGGGCGATGCCGCCTACTTCGCCGCGAACAGCGCAACGAAGAAGATAACCTGCGTCTTTACGCGGCTCTCGACGCCGGGCGTGGGCGGCACCGTCGTCTGGGAGTACAGCCTTGGCGGCGGACTGTGGGGCGCGCTCGGCATCAACTCGCTGATCGGCGGGGAGAATTTCGAGAGCGACGCCAAGATCATCTGGGACGCGCCCACTGACTGGGCTACCGAGACGGTCAACGGCCAGACGCGCTACTGGGTGCGCGCTATAGTCGACACGGCTTACACGACGCCTCCCACGGCCTTCTACACGCGGACGACGGTCGTTAAGGCCATCAACTACAAGGCGTCAGGCTCGGACGACCTCCTGCTCGGGCCTTACCTTCTCTCCAGCGCAACCGGCGACAACCGGGGCGGCATCTGGGGCATTCACTGGGACAACGTGGCTTCCTGCATTATCTCCGGCGCCGGCATCGGCGGGCTAGAAGTCGGTCTTGACCTGCGAGCCAACCCGATCCTCCGCGCGCAGGGCTTTAACCTGCTCATCCTCGCCGACAATATCGCCAACCTGCCGGGCCGCACCATCACCCAGCAGTTCATCAACTGCCAGGGCGTCGGACTGGCCGGCAATGTCCTCATTCCAGAGGCCGACAACGAGGTCCTCGCCGGCAACTCCGCATTATCACTTGCCCAGGTCTGGGCCTACATCCACGGCGTGCGCAACTACGCCGAGTTCTGGCAGACGAGCGCGCCGGCGGACCCGGCGACCACGCGCAGCCGCCTCTACCAGCGCACGATCGACGCCAGCAACGAAGGGCTGTTCGTCAAGATCAAGAAGGCCGGCGCGATTGCAGAAGTAGCGGTCGATAATCACGCGCAGGCGCACAATAACGACCACGCGACTGGCGGCGCAGACGCCTTTGCCGTTGCCGATTTACTCGATGCTATCGCGCGCGTGACCATTCGGAAGAACAGCGGCGCGGATGTTGGCTCACGGCGACGAATGAACCTAATCGAAGGTTCGAATATCACTCTCACTGTTACTGACGACGCGGGCAGCGAGGAAGTCGATGTGACTATTGCTGCCGCTGCCGGTGGCTCAGGCAACTTCGGTACGGCGGTAATAGACTTTGGAACGTTTCCAGGTAAGAGCGACGCCAGCATTGCAGTGACGGGACAAGCCGCGATTCTCTCAACCTCGAAAGTAAATGCCTGGCTGAGACCAGAGGCCACGGCGGATCACACTGATACTGAGCACATGGTAGAGACGCTCAAGGTATTCACAGCGGATATTCTTGCCGGTACGGGATTTACGATCTACGCATTTAATGATAGCCAGCTAAACGAGTCACTAGTGCCAGGAGGCGAAGGCCCCGCAGCAACAGCGGTAGTCGGTGCACAGTCCGGAGACGGTATGCCTCGCTGGGGTGGCATCGGTACGAGAATCTGGGGACTCTGGAACGTTAACTGGCAATGGGCATAGGAGGATTTGATGGCTATTCAACCGCAGGGCTTTAGTGGTGTAGTCGCGGAAGTAGACGGTACAACTTTCCGCGCGCTGCGCGTTACGCCTCGCCCCGTCGATTTTGGCGCTTTAGGCTTCTACTCTCTTTCAATGACCAGCGGCCTGATGGCTGTCTCGCTGGGCGCTAACGTGGAATTATTCCAGTTCAGGTGGCCGGACGCGACCAGGCTTGCAGTTGTTTACAAAGTAGAGTTCTCGGCGGCGCAAAACGTGGCGGCAACGACAGCGGCGCTACTTTCTGCCCGTGCCACTATCGCCCGGGGATGGACAGCCGCTGGTTCGGGCGGGACGCGAGCCGTCTTAACCGGCAACAACGCAAAACTACGAACAAGTATGGGTACGTCGCTCGTCAACGACGCAGGAATATCGACAACTGCTGGACTGACAATTGGCACTAAGACACTCGACACGCAGGACGTAGGCGGCGTTGCCTATAACGCGCTGACTGGTGCGATAACGACACAGCCAGCCCAGGCTCTCTGTCCCTTGGTGGCTGTCTTCGATGCAGGAGACGGCGGCATGTTGCATCCCATGGTGTTCGCGCAAAATGAGGGATTCGTTATCAGAGCCGGCGCGGCGCATCCTGCGGGCATGACGTGGCATTTTGTGGTAAACGTCACTTGGGCCGAGGTTGCTGCGTACTAAGTGTCTATCTTCTCAGCGTACACAACTGAGGATCGAGATGCGCTTGCTAGCGTACCGTTCTACACAATTATCTTTAATACTTCAACGTCCCAGTACGAGTATTGGAATGGCGCGATATGGCAAGGTCTGCTAGGAGACATAGTAACCACCTTTGGACTTATAGCCTCAAATTTTTTGGTCGGAGGAAAGTTCACTGTCTACGACAGCCTAGCTGTTGAGGGTATGGGTGTGCCGCCCATTCTTGACGCGGTTAATCTAACCAGCCAGACCGCTGCTATAGCACCAGTAAACTTCGACAACGGTAACGTAGTTGGCGACTATCGCGCCGCATATTACATGGTCGTAACGAATGCCCACGCCGCTGCTGGAACCATCCGATTCGATGTGACATACAACGACGGCAGCGCCGCCCGCACGCTCACAGGGCAAACGGTGTCGCTCGCGGCACTAAACAAGTCTAATCTCTGGACGAATACCGACACCAATGGAAGCCTAATACACCTCGGTTCCGGCAACATCGCGTACTCGGTCACATTGACAGGCAGCATAGGCAACGCCATATACGCGCTCTACGTGACGTTGGAAAGGCTACGGTAGATGCCGTTCCAGATCAACATCACCGACGTCGAGATCGAGTTCATCATCCGCAAGAGCGGCGCGGGGATCAGTGGCGAGGCGACGGTCACGCTGATCGACACGAACGGCAAGCGCTACCAGGACGACGCCTTCACGCCGACGCTCAGCGCCGCCCAGCGCACGGCGCAGCGGGCGATCCTCGACGACGTGATCGCGCAGGCAAAGGCCCGGCGGGGCATCTAAGGAGGTACGCAATGCCACACCTGACGCAGTATGACCTCGACGGCGACGGGAAGATCACCGCCGCCGATGTGCAGATCGTGAAGAACGCAGTCGGCTCCAAGCGGGGCACGCCGAGATACAACGAGCGCTGGGACTTCAACCACGATGGAGAGATCAGCGGCGCTGACCTGACGGCCATCGCGCAGCACCTCGGCGAGGACATCCACGGGGAGACGGTCGAGGACTGATGCTTTATACCTACGCGGCGACGCTGGTGCGCTGCGTAGATGCTGATACCGTCCGGCTCGAACTCGACCTTGGCTTTAAGCTGCACCGCCATGAGGACTCCTATCGCCTGATGCGGATCGACGCACCAGAGCTATCAACAGACGCGGGCAAGACGGCTAAGGCATGGCTGGAGATATTCCTGGTGGGGAAAGCGCTGATGGCAACGACGTACAAGGCAGACTCTTTCGGAAGGTATCTCACCGAGTTGGATGCTGGCGGCATGAACGTCTCAGACGCTTTGGTTACCGCTGGACATGCCATGTATCGCACGTACTGATGTTCACCTTGGGTTTCCTCATGGGCTGCGTGGCCGGCTATTGGTGGTGGGTGTGGCTCGGGAGCATGTACGAACGACCCGAACCCGACAAGACGCCGGAGCACGCAGACGCCTACGTGCGGGAGCAGCGGCACTGGAAGAGGAGTGAACCGTGAGATACCCACCGGCCATCTGGAGAGGGACGGACAAGCACGGTTACGGCAACGACGATACTTGCCTTGGAGAGGGCATTGTTGCACACAGCATGGAAGGCCCGTTAGCGGCGGCCTTCGGGGAACTCGATCGACCCGACCGTCAAGCCTCATGGCACTTCTCCATCGCCAAGGATGGCACCGTCTACCAGCACATCGAGACGGAAAACATCTCCTATGCGAGCGGCTCGTACCAGGCAAATAGAAGATTTTGGAGCATGGAACACGAGGGAGTTGCCGGGGAACCGCTCGAACCCCCACAGAAGGCTAGCTCGATTGGCGTGATGGGTTGGCTGCTATCCACTCACGGACTTGTGCCGGTGCGGCTCCTGACGCTGTTCGAGCATCGTGACATGACGGCCTACGGCGCGGCGGCAACGGCTTGCCCGTCAAATCGCATCCCGTGGAATGAAATCATCGCAGCACTACAGGAGGACGACATGCCATTTAACGAAGATGACAAGGCGTGGATCAATGCGGCCAACCGGCTGCAATTAGAAGCAGTCATGGCATGGCTAGCGATCAAGTTCAACGAATTAAAATATGAGATACAGCAGGATGACACGCTGGCGGCAGCGGCGCGGACGGATGCCGAGGCGATATTGAACGGACTGGCGGAACGGCTCAAGCAGTGAAATTGGGTTGGTGTGCGCTTCCTTATGCAGCCGAGTCCACCTGGGGAGTCCACCTGAACCCCGCCATAGGGGAGATTGAGTACAAGGGACTTAGACGACACCTGACCCCGCAAGAATTCAAGGTTCTCAGCCGATTGATGCACTCTGAGGTCGTGACGAAAAATGAACTCTACGAGACGCTCAAAGGTGTTCCCTATGACCCGAGGGACGCTGCTTATGGGCGGGTCTACATCGCGAGGCTCAGGACTTTGCTGAAGGGGTTCCCGCTGCGCATCCACACCTGGAGCGGCTATGGCTATCAACTGGTGAAGAAATGAGACGCTGGGCGTTGCCGTTTCCGCACCTAGAGACAGCTAAGTATCAATCTAGGCTGGCCGATAACACAGGACTTCGGCGGTCATTCAACGGATTGGCCCGACTTACGATTGGCGCGCCAACGAGCCGGGGGACGCCCAGCAGTGAGATTCTAGCATGAGACGCTGGCTAATCGTCCTGGCGCTGATGGCGTTCGTCTCGTGGCAGATGTGGCCGGCGGGCGCCGATGAACCACAGTTGCCGGCGGATCCCAACGATGGTGACGGCGACGGCTGGACAGACGGCTACGAGTTCACCTACATCGGCACGGCGCCGGGGCTGCGCTGCGAGCCAGAGGACTATCTACCGGGCAGGGTGGGAGCGTGGCCGCCGGACTTTAACCGAGACAACTTCGTGACTGGCTTCGACCTCTCGGTGATTACGTTCAACATCGGGCAGTTGTTGACGATTGACAGCCCCGTCGAGATGAGGCGGCTGGACATTGGAAACGAGCCAATGGGGGACGCGGTGATTACGGCGGCGGATCTACAGCAAGTAGCCGCGCGCATCGGAACGGTCTGTTGATTGGATCCCGTGATCTTGGCTGCGCTCGTCAGCCTGATTGCCACCGAAACAGCGGCGCTGATAGCGCTTATCGGCTATTCGGTCCTGAACCAGCGCAAGAACGGCAACGCCTCTGGCACACGCCCGGTAGAGTTCTGGGAAATCCGCTTCCGGGAGATTCATGAGTCGGTACGTGACAACCGTGACGAGCTTCGCGAAATCAAGTGGGCCATTCAGGCACAGGCCAAGACGCTAAATGAGTTGGCACAGGCTATACAGCATCTTCTGGACCGGCGGCGCACATGATCCGGCGATTCTTTCTGGACCACGGAGTGCTGATTCGTACGCTCATTCTTCCGATGGGCGGTGCGTTGGTCGCCTCGCTGATCTGGGGTACGACTATTTTGACGGACAATCGAATACGGAGTGACCTGATCCCCACACATTCACCGGAGGTCATTATCGAGCCGTTCAGCGTGCCGAGTACGCCGACGCCCCGCGCGACGCCCAAAGCCACCATCGAAGCGCCAGCGGCAACGTTCGGGCCACCGCTCGTGACGCCGATCCCCCTGCCAGATGAACCCGAGCTATTACCGACGCTGGCGCCGACGCCGGTACTCACGCCTCCACCGCTACCGACTATCCCGCCATTCCCGGAGGTAGTGCCGACTCCAACCCCTTTCCCTGAACCTACGCCGTGCGCCCCGCACAATCACGGGAAGGGGAAGGCTTTCGGGCACTGCCGCTGATGCCGGACGATCCCAAGCCAACGGTTCTCGCCAAGCTCTGCTTTACCGTGGCTTTTCCGGACCGGGATGGGAACGGAGTGCGCTGGGCAATGGAGCCGGGCATCGGGATCGACCGGCCCGACAAGTGGCGATTCACGCTGTTCTCGCCGAAGCTGCTGGATGTGAACTTCGATGAGCATGGCCACTGGTCATGGGTGCATCTGGTCTCACTGGGCGTCTTTAGCTATGTTTTTTGGATAGGGTTCAGGGATACCAACTAGGAGGGGGCATGCTACAAACAGGAGCCAATAATCTTTTTATATGGATGACCGAGGAGTGTTATCACGGTGGGCCTGATGGCCTTAAGTATGTTCACTGTGAGTGCGGCTCTTTAGAAGGGGCACTCTGTAACAAGTGCGGCACATTCTTTCATGCTCCCGAGGAATGGTGGTGTATAGGTTGGCGGGTAGGTAGACCATGCCCTGCCCGAGAAGGAGAGCTTTGATGGCTGACGACAAGAAGGGCGCAGCGGCGGTACTCACAGGCTCCACGGGCAACGCTGCCGTGGATATGACTCCACGAGCAGCAGCGGGACTTCTCATTGGCTTCGGGGTAGGCGCCGCGCTGAATGAGCTGGGCGTGGAGCCGTGGCAGATCGGCGGACTTTCCACCGCGACTGTTGTGCTGTCGCTGGCCGCGTTCGACGGGATCGTGCGCCCGAGGTTGTAGGGCCAGCAGGCCGTTGACGAGGGGCGCAACCAACCGGCCCGCTACCTGAGACGCTTGCTGGCTTCGACGAGAATCGCGGCTTCACGGCCAGTAAGCGCGGGGATACGCCTTCTCAGCATCGCTATCGACAGGCTCTCAGGGTGCGCGTAACGCATCTGGGTCGCCATTCGCACTAGGCAGACTGGACACAGCGGGGGAATCCCGTCACATTGACATTCTATCGGGCGTGTATCCATCGGTCTGTAAGACGTGCGAGCCATAGCGTTTGTTAATCCTAGATATTTGGGATGTATATGTTAGGTCAAGTAAACAATTGCCTTGACCCCGTAGCGGTGGCTAGTTATGTCCCGTCGCCGTTTTGCCCTTCACCGTTACGTTAAATAGTGCGGACATCGCGCCGTGGCCTGCCCATTCCAGGACATCATTCACGGGCGCATCGAAGGCATGAGCGAGGCGCAGACAGGATAGCGGCTCCGGGTTCCTAGCACCCGTCATCCACCGATCCAACGTGGCCGTCTTGAAACCGTATTCCTTGGCCCAATCTTCCACTGAAGTCCAGCGTCCTTCCTTCTTACCTTCGTCATACAACCCGCGTAACCAACGCGGGATATCCATCGCAACGTAAAGAATAACCATTGGCGTTACCAGTGTCAACATTTCTACACAAATTGCAAGGCGTCGTCAATAGTGAATATTTTGGTGGACGCGCCTTTAGGGGGTTGACCTTGGTAACGACAGTGGTAACATAGTCCTCGTGGTAACGCCAGTGGTAACGCCAGAGGTTGAGTTGAAAGCCCTCCTTCAAGCGAAGGGCCTAACGCAGATCGAAGTCGCGCGGCGCATGGGAATTTCTGGCGCGCAGCTAACACGGCTGTTCAAGGGCCAACGCGACTGGACGCCTCTGACGGCGCGGGCCTTCGCAATGGCAACGGGCATCCCGAAGAGCACCGTCTTTCTGGAACGCGAGGAAGCGGTTGTCTGACGCTCTGGCGCTAGTTCTTGGCGCGCCAAGCGCAACAGATGCGGAATGGCGACCGACGGGCTTGGTGTTTAACAACGGCATTACCTATGAGCGCTGGACTGAGATCGGCGGACTGCTCAAGCGCATGGATGGCGCTCTTTCTTGGTGGTGGGGCGACTGGTGCAACTATGGGGAGCGCGCTTACGGCGAGAAGTATTCGCAGGCCATTGACGATACCGGGCTGGCGTATCAAACACTTGTGAACTACGCCTACGTGAGCAGGCGCTATAACAATAACCGTCGGCGGTTATCGCTAACCTTCCAGCACCACTCAGAACTAGCCTTTTTGGATGATGATGGCGAGCAAGACGAATGGCTCGATCGCGCTGAGGTTGAGAACTGGAAAAAGGGCCAACTTCAGCAGCGACTCCGCCTTGCGAAGCAGGCGGCACGAATGGCGCAACTCCCTGCTATCGCTGGCACCTTCCGGACCATCGTAGCTGACCCGCCGTGGCCTTATGAGAACACGGGCACGAGGGGCGCAGCGGAGGACCACTACGACGTTCTCCCCGATCTCGACGCTATCAAGGAATACCGCCTCGGAGACCGCTTTGTTCGCGACCTAGCACCGGCTGACGGTGCGCACCTTTACCTATGGATACCGTGGATACACCTCGCGGAAGGTTGGGGGCTGGAAGTGGCGAGAACTTGGGGGTTCGAGCCGGCTGTAGTCCTCACGTGGGTAAAGCCACAGCCGGGTATCGGTAAATGGTTCCGCAGCGCATCCGAGCACATTCTATTCTGCACTCGTGAGGCGCTGCCGCTTGCCATCCAAGGTGAAGCCATTAACAACTGGTTCTCGGCCTCACGAGGGGAACACAGCGAGAAGCCCGACGCATTCTATGACCTCGTAGAGCGTGTGAGTCCTGGTCCACATCTCGATATTTTTGCCCGTCGCCAGCGTGACGGTTGGACGTGCTGGGGCGATGAGCTTACGTGAGGGTGGCGGGACGATGGACTTGGACCTGTCGCACGGGCAGGTCTTAGAGGCATTGGTTGAGGGTATTATGCGCGGCCGCACAGCTGTTGAGTGCAAGCGCCAAGACCGCGCTGCTGAGTTCGGCACTTTCTATATCGAAGACGAGCACGATCCTGGCTGCAGGGGGATATACATCCCAAGCGGTCTCTCGAAACTTCCCGCTGATGGTTATTTCGTCTGTGGCGTCGGGCCATTCTTCCTCGGGATGCCTGCCGAATGGCTGAACAAGATCAGTTGGACATCGCCCCGTGCTGAGCAGAAAGACGGCAGTGTGCCCACGAAGGGTTTTCTCGTAAGCCTTGACCGTTGGTGGAAGGACTTAAAGAAGGGCGCGGATAGCAATGGCCACGAGCCCGAACAGGGATTACTGCTGTAGAAGAAGCGCCGTAAGGCGGGGGCAACTGGTGCGCCAGCCGTGCGAGAGATGCCAGACATCAATCTTTGTTGATGCACACCACGACGACTACGGTAAGCCACTAGACGTGCGCTGGCTGTGCCGAATCCACCATCGTGAACGCCACCGGGAATTAAAAGCCGCAGTCTAGTGAACTGCGGCTAAGGAGCAAAGCTGAATGACCAGCAAGGCCCAGACCAAGGATAGCACGGAGGATAGCGGAAGCACGATTCCGCAATCAACACCCCAGGCTAGACCCCTAGTTCAAGGTAGCGATTTAGGAATTACGGTTCCGCTATCCCCAAATGGGGCATCGGTAGAGATCGTATCGGTTACTCCCGACCAAGCCCAGGAATGGCTCCACTCGAACCGGAATAACCGGACTGTGCGCAAGGTGGTTGTTGAGCGGTATGCCGCAAGTATGCGGGCAGGCGCGTGGACGCTGAGTCCTGATGCGATTGCTATCCGTGCGGATGGCAACCTCGATAACGGCCAACACCGACTTGCCGCGATAGTTGAGACTGGCATTCCCGTTCGGCTGGTTGTTCTGCACGGGTTGCATCTTGAGGACAAGATCAACATCGACCGTGGGGTAAAACGGTCACTGGCCGACTATCTACAGATGGAGCGGAGCGAGACTTCAGCAATCCTTTTGGCGTCGGTCATTAATGTCGTTTGGAAGTGGGATGCCTTAGGTGCCAAATTGGCCGCGTCGGCGCAATCAGCGCGGGGATCGGCTGAGGTTTACGAACTCCTGAAATGCTTCGACGGAGACGCCGAAGCGTTCAGAGAGACTGTCAGTCGGCACACGACCTACTCACAGATTCCTCTCCGGCCATCGCTCATGTTGGGAGCCTTCCACGTTTTCAAGCGACTGGATTACGAGATGGCTGAACACTTCTTCTCATCTTTCAGCAACGGAGCGGGGCTGAATGAAGGCGATCCGTTACTCGTTTTACGCGCTCAATTGTTTGCTGAGCGTAGCAAGGCTGAGCAAGTTTCAGCGCCTATTCAATTGGCTTGGCTCATAAAGGCTTGGAATGCCTACCGACGTGCTGAGAAGGTACAGGTCTTTCGGCTTCAGGCCAAGGACAAGTACCCGGAGCCGATATGAACCCCGCCGAGATGCTCCGTGAAATCGGCGAGACGCGCCGCGAGCTAGGGGTGAGCGTCATGGCGGACGACGAGTTCCTCGTGGCGGCCCATCGCTGGGTCGACCGGCAGTATGCCAAGGGCGAGTTTGGCGAACAGGACCGCGACAAATGGTGGCTCGGCGCGAAGATTCTGGACCTCGCCGAGATACTGGACTGCGCGGCCCACGACTGGCTCATCGAAGCGAGGAAGTCATGAGCCCCTCCGATCGCGCTGGCGTGCTGCTGTTTGCCCTCGCTGTCGTCGCTGGGCTGGCGCTACTCGTGTCCTTCCCCGGAAGGACCCACGCCGACGGAGGACCCCTATGCGCTGACCTGAACGGGGATGAGCAGGTTACCGGCGCGGACTTGAACATGGTAGCCCAAGCCGTTGGTAGTCTGGTTCCTCCTGCTGATCAGTGGCTGGACCTCGTTCCCGACAACCAGATCACAGGCAATGACCTGAACACGGTTGCGCAGGTGATAGGCGAAAACTGCTGGTTGCACGGCGGGCCGGACGACGCCGGCGGCGAGTCGGCGCTGATGATGTCGGGTTGCCGGTTTCTGACCTATGGCTTCTACGGGGGGCAGCCCGCCAACGGCACGATCCTGATCTCGGACTGGGGGGGGCGGTCCTACTGCTTCAGCACAGCGGGGTTGTACGTCTCCAACTGCGTCTTCGGCTTCGACGCGCTGTACCCAGAGAGAGACCCTCAGTGGCAGCTAGTAGCCGTGAGCGCCAGCGTAGAGATTGGTGGCACGTACTGCGCGGCTGTCGGGTATCCGGCGTACCTGCCATGCGGTAGGCAGATTCTGGGCAAGCTACAGCACTTGATACGCAACGACAGCGGCGCTTACGTACACGGGCCGCACGTACACTCGGAGGCCGACTTCGGCTCGTTTGGGTTCTCGGTATGTTGAGGGTGGCAGATGATTGACTGCCGATTCGCCGATAAGGAGCATCGCGTCTGGTACTGGGACGCACGTGGCCAAGACGTATCGCCCGTACCATGTTCGCCGACGCTGGACAATCATGAGGACGCGCTGGTGTGGGTCGCGCAGTTGGGCCAACCGGAATGGCTACGTTGGGTCAAGGTCTTTCGAGCCGATAATGAAGCCTATGTCTGTTATCGGTGGAGTCCGAATCCAATTGTGAAGGAGACACGGCCATGAAGTACGTACTGATAGCGATAGTCCTCGCGCTGCTGTTCAGCGTGGGCGCCGGGATGCTGGTTGCCGACTCGGGGAACTCCGTCCACGTCCAGAACGAGCGAGGCTTCTGCACCGAGAGCGGGCCAGAGGTCAGTGGCGACGAGTGCCGGGAGCTGTTGGGTAAGTAAGAGGTGTCATGATGAGGGATCGAGTTACAGTCCACCTCACATCAGATGAGTGGATTGCGATAATGGCTCTGGTTGTCGCGCAGACGGCAGGGTGCCATCGGTCGAAGCTGTGAGCATCAATCAGGCATCCCGCGAACTCAGAGACGCCCTGCGCGGCGCCGTCAAGATCGGTGATCTGCTCGTCGATGAGGAATCGGGCGAGATTCTCGAATGGGGCGACGTCTCGGGCGACAAGTTCGAACACCTCACCCTGCAGGCGATCAAGGCGCAAGCCAACATCGCGGGCTGGGAGCAGTCGCTCGGCATCCTGAAGCGGGCGCTCGGCTGGATGCTCTCGCAGGCTGATCAGCGCTCCATTCGGACACCCTACGGTACGCCCAGGTGGGCGAGTCGTATCGACCGGGTAGCGATGCCGGAACGCGTGCCGCTGGTGGTGCGCGACTACGAACTTCCCCGTGAGATCGAGGGGCTGATCTGGATGACCGCGAGGGCGCTGGACCCGAAGAAGCTGACGGAGTTAGAAGCGATCGGGACACTGCCAGAGGGCATCTGTAAGGCGCTCATTGAGGACAAGCCGCGCGGGCCGTGGGTGCAGATCGACGCGCCGCGAGAACAGCCACCGGAGATACAGCGGTGACCGTCACTCTTACTCACAAGAAGAAGCAGCGCGATGGCTCCTATGTCGAAGTCTCAACCGAGTACACCACCGTCAAGGAACGCGTCAAAGCTTTCCACGGCGAGCGTAACGGGACGCAGATTCACGTCGAGACCTGGCCAGTGAGCGAGGATGATAATTTCGTGACGATGGGTGCGAAGGTGACGACCCCGGCGGGAACGTTCACTGGCCACGCTCGATCGAACAAGCGCGCCAGTCATATCGAGGGCGAGTCACCTTTGGAGGTTGCCGAAACGTCGGCAGTGGGGCGGGCATTGGCCTTCGCTGGATACGGGATTGACGAGAGCATCGCCAGCGCGGACGAAGTGAAGGCGGCAAAGCTGCATACCACGCCGAAGCCATCACCCACGGGCGCGCCAAAGGCGGATACGCCGACCAACGCTGCGTTACGCAAGCTGTACGCCGTGGCGAAAGAGAAGGGCATGGACGAAGGCGGGCTGAAGGGCTTCCTTCAGACGGACTCCCTGAAGGCGCTGGCGCTGCATATGGTGGGACCGAAGGGCGACTGTGACATGCCGCACCCTCACGGCCTCAAGGACGAAGCAGAGGGCTACAGAACTATGCTGAGATGGCTGGAGGCGGCGTGAGCATCACACGCGAGGCGCTCTGCCGCTCTGAGTTCTGCCCGGAGCCGCGTAACCCTGATTTCCATGAGTGCGTGGCTTGCGGGGCGCCGGCGGTGGAGCACGCGCATATCGTGGCGCGCTCACGGGCACCGTCGCGGCGCAAGGACAAGAACAACGTCGTCGCGCTCTGCCACGCCCACCACGAGCTACAGACGCTGAACAAGTGGGCCTTCCACGAGCAGGCGTTGCCCTTCGATGGATTGGTGCATCAATGGCTGACGGACGAACGTGGCGTAACGGTATGGAAGCGGGACGTTCGAGTTTCGAGCGCGACGGATGAGGGACTCGGTGCCACCGAGGGGCGTTTAACCTCGTCTGTCGCGCCCGGAGCTTCGACGGCAGAGGGTGAGGCACCGACTGGGAATCTCAGCGGCGTTGCAACTGCCTCGCTCTCTGCCGCCGACGCTGCGAGCGGAGCCGGGGAAGGCCCTGCCATGACCAGCGGCGGCAGACCTTTGGGCGGAGACGGTGCCCCCTTTGCACCCCCAGACAGCCAAGGACTCCCGTCTCCGCCCATCTCCGTAGACATTGGCGGAGTTCAGGTGACGATAAAGGTGGAGTGGCTAGGGCAAACGGATGAGCGTTGCTAAGGCCACTATGACGCCCAGCGAGGTTGCCTTTTGGGAGCAACGGCTGCGTGACGGTCGCCTGTGGGGAATGGCGGGGCTGGCGGACGGCACGCCGTGTCTTGAATGCGGCGAACCGACACGAATAGGTGAGCGGTGTAAACAGCGTCATGTCAAGTGTTATGGCCGCTGGAGATACAGGGTGGAGCACGGGCAGGCTATCAAGGACACGTCTGGCTGAGAAGCCTGCTGCTGATAACCGTGGCCGCGCTGGTCACGGTAGTTGGAGGCGCACAGATCGGAGGCAAGGGTGAAGCTGAGCGAATACCGGAAAGTTTGGAAGCGGGCGAGCGGGGCAGTGAATGGGGAGGAGAATCCGCTTACGCGGCGAGTGCGCCGGGCGATGTTCCATTCGTTGTTGTTGAGGCCGTAAGTGAACCTCCAGCGAGCGATGCGCCTGAACCGCCGCCGGAGGCTGATAGCGTGGCCGAGACCCCCGTTGAAACGGCGATCTGCGCCTTCGACTGGCATTGCCCTACGGCACTTCGTATCGTCCGTTGCGAAAGCAACTTTCGGCCTGATGCGGTGGGTGTTGGAAGCTACGGACTATTTCAGATTCAGGCCAGTGTCCATTCGTGGAAGTGGCCGGACTTCTGGGAAGCGTGGAGCGACCCGGTGAGGAACGCGGAGTACGCATGGGAGGTGTATGTGAGTCGTGGCTATTCCTGGGACGCGTGGAGTTGCGCGTGACGTCGTACTTCGAGGACTCGATGGGGTGAGGAGAGAAGTGAAGCAGAGGGCCGATCCTGGTAGACCGGCCCTCTGCTGGTGTCCCGGCAAAGACACATTAAGCGTACACAACGCGGGACCCTTTAGCAACCCGAAGGCCCGCCACATAAGCGGATGGACCTGGTGGCTCCGCTCCAACAAAAGCCACCGCCGGCAAAGACGCGGTAGTCTCCAGCCCGGATAAACAACCTGAAGGCCCCGCAGCGGATGGGTTGCCTAGGAGCGTAGGCCAGGACAGGCGCTCACGCTGAAATGGCTGTCCGGTGGTGTATGGCATGGACGTAGGAGTGTTGGTGCTCCATGGGAGAGGGGAAAGCATACCTATGGAACAGGAACTACCGCTGAACTACCAGAGGCTAGAGTCGGCTCTGAGGCCACCGTCAGAGGTCTATCACAGCCCGCTCGCCGAACGCTGGCACAACACACTCGCGGATCCGTCGCTAGATTGCGTCCCGAAAAAATCGGCTCGCGCAATCGGCGCCAAAACGGTGCGCTGCGTCTGCGGCTGCCGGCAGGACTTTCCGGCGGAAGTGCGCGGATGAGGGCGCGCTGTCCGATGTGCTTTGGGACGGGGCAGGTTGAAATGGATGCCAAAACGATGCACATTCGCCAGATTCTCATGGACGCTGCGGCAGACTGGTCTGTAACAGAAGGGGAGCTTATCGGGCGTGGCCGGAGCCGCAATACTGTGGAGGCACGCCGGCACGTAGCGCGCCAGTTGCGGGAGATGGGCCTGGGGCTGAAGCAGATCGGCCACTGGCTGGGAGGCCGCGACCACGCGACGGTCATTAACCTCTTGAACGGCAGCGGATGGTCGCACAAGAAGAAATGACATACAGAGTGTGCTCTCAGTGTCACTCCAGGATCTGGTATGGCTGGGCGATCTATCGTCTTGAGGTAAATGTGGGGTCAGACACGGTGAGTCGGGTATTTTGCTGGAAGTGCCTGAAGGAGGCGATACGATGAGCGAGCCTGACGTTTGCCCGGATCACGGGCCGTTTACAGGCGAGTTTTGCGCGTTCTTCATAGTCGACGAAGGTTACGAACCAATTGGGCCTTGCGGCTATGGCTGGGACTTGACATACAGGGAACAAGTCCTCTGGCGTTCTCGGGCTGAGGAGGCTGAACGACTGTGGAACGAAGTACGGCGAGAACTGGAAAGTGAGATACGCCATGGTGACCGGGTGGTAGCGTCGTTACAGGCGGATCGCGATGAGCTGGAGTGCCAGTTGAAGGAAGCACAACAGCAACGGGACGCATTGGCGCGATGGATAACGAGCCATGATGTCATATGTCCACTGGACGATAAAGGGGACACACTTCTAACGGAGATCCTTGCCTTAAACATGGCTCGTTACCCACATGCTCGAGGCTGAGCGTGACCGCTGGCGCTCCCGGGCCGAGGAGGCTGAACGGGCGCTAGACGCTGCGAATTACCAGATTGACCTCAATAAAGAGGACATTAAAACGGCTGAGGCCCATCTTGAGGAGGCAGTGCGGGCGCTAATGAGAACGCATGGGCCTAACTGGGGCAAAGACAGTGGGCATTGTACAGCTTGCAGTGTTCTGGCCCAGCCGTGGGTAAAGGAGATTGATGGCAGCGCATAAGTATCCGCCTCCCGTGAAGGAAAACGTTGCTGGACTTGAGTGAGGCTATCGTTCGCCGGCTCCCGCCACGTTCAGAGGCACGGATCGAGTGGGAGGATCACCTGCGTCCACTGATACGCCTCGGGCTAAGATTCGGCGACGTCGTGTTCGGCGGAGCTGCCTACGACGTGCCGATCTCGCACAGCGGTCGGGGGATAGACACGGTACGGCGTATGGCCTACGTGGATGTTGTACAGGCGCTGAACCGCTTGGAGACAGAGGACCCGTTCGGGCGAGAGCTGGTGAGACGCAGCATCGGTGTCCATTGTGGAGGGTGCGCTATCCCCGGCGACCACTGGCATACTCAAAGCTGGCATGACCTGACAGAGCGCCACGAGCGGAAGAGGTTAGAGGAGCGGTTCGAGGGCGCGCTTTCGTTCGTGGTGGCGTATTGTCGATGATCGAGACGGAAGTGCTCTATTGTGACGATAATCAAAACCGGCTCGGCTTACTGCCCGCGAATTCCATTGATCTGATCTATCTTGACCCGCCATTTTTGGTAGTGGTTCAGTTTGAATGAGTGCGGGAAGTCAGTCCAAGATCACTGAGACGGCGATGCTGAAGAACATGGCCGCCACCAGCAGGCAAGCTACCCCGTTTGCAACGGCGACCGCGCCATCGAAGCGCTCTGGCCAGAAGCGCCGTGGTCGGAACCAGGCCAGGCTATACCAACTGCGTGCGTAATATCGAGGGTGGTAGCGTTGTCGCTGCGCTTGAGCCCCGCCCTTCAATTCCAGGATTGCAAATGCCAAGCACACCATCCCAGCGACTACTGGAACGATAACAGTCCCGACGGTCGATTCAAAGTTAGGGGACTGGGTTAATAAGTCATCCGCAGGTACTTCTTCGGGACTACGCTTCGCCGTGCCCAAGAGCCGCGCCGTCGAGAATCGACATTCCGAAAAAACGTATCTGACCGTATTTCGGCACCCTCTGCCCCGCCCGTACCGCCGATAGCTGCCTGACCAGCGATTTGTTCAATTGCGCGTATGGCCGTGTCCATCTCGTCACGTCGCCGATGGAGATCAGCTAGGACAGCGCTGTAATCAACTTCGCTCATTTTTCCTCTCCTTGTGGTAAAATTGGAGTACCCGCGCCGCCGGTAACGTTCGCGACGACGCGGGCGTTGTATCGGTAGGCACTAACCAAACCGAGGGGCTATAGCGGCGTCCCGCCAGGGAGCCCTCAATCCCTCCTCATAAGCAAACCTCCTGACCGGCGGGCTGGGATTGACCCGTGAAGATTGACCCCAGCGCCGCCCGCTGTGTCAAGTACTTTGCACTAAAATGCACTCAAACTGAACCACTACCTCGTTTTTGGCCTCCTTGACTAGCCTCGAAGACATCGATAGAATCGAAATGCCTACGGCCTTCGCATCGCGAAGGTAGTTTGGTGGGGCCTCGCTCGGCAGGCGGAAGGGTAGAAAACCTTCTTCCGAACGAGGTCCTTCGCGTTTTTCCCGCTTGATTTCCTGCACCGCTAGACAAAGTTATCATTTGGCTAGTATGCTTAGCGTCAGAATTGGACGGATGCGCCCTAGGGGGCGCTTTTCTAATTAGGAGGCACCCATGCTGTACGATCCACTGCCAGATCCACCAACACCAGAGCCAACCCCCGAACCCTCCGAGCCGGAACCCCCGGCGGAATAACTTTGCCCGCAAACCCTCCACTTGTGGGGCCCGGAGCCGGGCGTACTCCTGAGGCGGGGGCGCTCGGCTCCATAACGAAGTATGTTTAGCCTTGATGCGGGTGAAACGTGGAGGGGCTTTTGTCAGCGATGTGGAGCGCTCATTACGGCGCGAGGCAAGTTGCAGGCTGTTCGCTCCGGATGTAGGACATGTGACTTGAAATGGCAGCAGTTTTATCATGCAGATTCACGCAGTCTCTTGGTTTGGCACGCCCAGCGTGATGAGCATGGGGCAGCGCTAGGTTCCACTTCATCATGACGATGACAACTAGCGGCCCGCGCTACGTTGAGGGCGATGTTTTTTACAAGACGCTCTGGACGCCTGAAGCGCTGGACGCACTTTTCGCCACTCACGCTGAGGGCGAGGAGTGAACCGCCCCTGTCTCGCGGCAGGTTGTCCGAACTTGGCGGGCTCGACCAGTTACTGCATCCGCCATTCACAACCCATCTTGGCCGAACGCCGAAGGGTGAGACGCATCTACCGTAGCCCTCAGCATCAGACATGGCGGGCGTTGGTTCTAGCACGAGACCCGGTATGCGTTCGTTGCGGCAAGGAGCCGTCCGTGGTAGCTGACCACAAGACACCGCTGCGCTACGGAGGGACGTGGGAGCTATCGAACGGAAGAGGGCTTTGCAAGCAGTGTGACGGTATGCTAGGGGCAGAGCAGAGGTTCCAGCGGGTTGGCTAACTCACCTTATGACCGTCTCGTTAAGCAGGCAGCGGGTGACTCACGCATGACGGGTCAAGAGGCCCGCGCTGCGTTACTCCTTCGCCGGATAAACCTTTCTTTCATCTATCAACACCGGATAGCAGGCCATCGCGCTGACTTCGCGCTACCTGATTGGTATGTCGCTATTGAGGTAGATGGCCACCCATTCCATCGGACCCCAGAGGGCAAGCGGCGAGATGCTCAGCTGGACGAAGCGATGCAGGCCGAAGGCTGGTCGGTAGTGCGACTTTCTCCTGATGCGCCAAGCGAGACATGGGAAACGCAGATACGAGAAATCCTGCGGCGTAAGAGAAGTAGGGTGAGTGACAAGTTTGTCTACCTTGCTGCTAATGATAAACAGCGGCTCATACAGGCATCCCGTAACGGGCATTGGCCTATGCCGCAATTGGAAGAAACGCATCTACGAGGCTGGCGTTTGAGGTACATACTTGCCTAGGCAGAGCTTCGCTGTAGAGGTGCATGGCCTCGATGTCCTACGCCAGAAGCTAGACCAGCACCGCCTGTTCGGCCCGATACGAGAAGAGATGATAGCCAAGGCTGCCAGGGCGGGCAGCGACAAAGCACAGGAAGCAAGCAAGGGGCGCTACGGAAAGAAGGGCTTTCGAGGCAGGGTCAAGACGCACATCGAGCAAGACGGCCTAGTCGCACGGGTGGACATAGAGCCGTCCAACATCAGGGGCATAGCGCTTACCATCGAAGAGGGCCGACGTCCAGGACGGCGCCCACCCTACCGCAAGCTCAAAGAATGGGCACAGGCAGCGGGCATCAGTACCCCAGTACGCCAACTACAGGAAGACATCAAGCTGCACGGCACCACTGGCATCCACTTCATGGAACAGGCAAGCAAGGTAGCCGACGATACCCTACGAGACAGACGCCCAGCAACAGAGCGTGAGATAGAGGCAGCATGGAACAGGTAGGAGGGACCATGGCAGTCGAGTTCGTAAGCATCGTATCGGCACCGAGCAATGTAAAGCTCGCGGTGTTGGGTGAGGGGGATGCGGTTGCACTGTTAGACGTAGCACTACTGGGCTATACGCGTCCGTCTCATGAAGGGCTCCAACGATTAGCAAGGCAGGCGGACTATCCGATTACGGAAACGTGGTATACCACGAATGCGATAGATACGCATTGGTTGCCTGTCGCTAGCCATGCACATCCGAAGAAGTCAGGTGAGTGTAGGTGCGGCTACCCCTCTTGCGACCACTTAGGGCTAGTCTGTGTCGATAACGAACGTGTTATGCAACGGGTTGCCAAGGACAGTGTAGCAAGACGCGGCTGGCTGGAGAGGTATGAGGAGCGCAAGCGTAAGAGTCGTGAATATAACCAACGACGGAAGCAAGCAGCCTAGAGCATGGAACGGGTAACCTGT